TGGCAGGTCTATGCGTGATGTTGCGTCACAGATTATCATTCAGGCAATCGAAAACGAACTGATTGTTTATGACAGGGAAGAAGGTGATTAAATGGCGATCCCAGTCCCGATACCGGATTTTGAAAATTACACAATAGATGAGTGCGGTAATGTTACAAATACGGTAACTGGAAAAATAAGAAAACCATCCGTGTCGAAAGCGGGATACTGTTCTGTGGATCTTTACAACAATGCCAACATGAAAAGATTTTTAATTCATCGGCTTGTTGCAATGGCATTTATACCAAACCCACAAGATCTTCCGCAGGTAAATCATATTGACGAAAATCCAATGAACAATAATGTTAAAAATTTGGAATGGTGTACACACAAATACAATATGAACTACGGGAATGGTGCCAAAATTAGACACCGAAAAATTGATTATACAAAACCTTGTTATAAAGAAAACGCCATTAAAAATGGAAAAAAAGCGTCAAAGCCTGTTGTTCAGTACGACAAGTCCGGAAATTTCATTAGAAGATATGAATCCGCAAAAGATGCAAGCAGGATTACAAACACAGACCATTCTCACATTCTGGATTGTTGCAACGAAAAACCTTACAGGCATACTGCCGGAGGATATGTTTGGAAGTTCGAAAGGAGTGATGACTTATCGCAATCCCAGTCCTGATTATTGGAAAATCTGGCTCCGGAAAAAGTCGAAGCATGAAGAACTGCCAGAATGACAATTGGAACCTGATCAGGGTGCTTAATAAACCACTTCCTTTTAAAGGCAAGATAAACGGATGGAAGACGGACGATTATCAGACAGTTATGAGATGTCTGGCGTCATCCAAAGCGCAGTCCATCGTGATTGATGACGCAGGATACCTGATTACGAATCAGTTTATGCGTGGGCATAGCTCCACAGGAAAAGGCAACGCCGTCTTTGAACTGTATAACAGTCTGGGGGATTATTTCTGGAACCTGATGCAGTTCATTACGAACAAACTTCCTGACAACAAGATCGTCTATGTAATCATGCACGAAGACAAGGACGAACAGGGAGATATAAAGCCGAAGACCATCGGCAAACTGTTGGATGACAAAGTGAATATAGCAGGCATGTTCACCATAGTACTCAGATGCATCGAAGAGGGTGGCAAGCATTATTTTGTCACTCAGGCTGCAAATGGCGCAGTCAGCAAATCCCCTGAGGATATGTTTGAAGATCTGACAATTCCGAATGACCTTTCTATTGTTGATCAGAAGATCCGCGAGTACTACGAAATGGATACTGTTACAAATACTGTAAATAATGAATCTAAGGAAAAAGGAGAATAACGACTATGCAGATGCCAAATAATTATAAAGAAACTCAGGCGGCAGGTGAATTTACACCTATTAATTTGGGCGGGCATTATCTTGTTATCAAGCAGGTGGAAGAGACCAAAAACAAGAACGGTGATCCGATGATCAAGATCAGCTTTGACACGGCGGATAATGATTCTCAGCCGAAATATTTTTCGAATCAGTTTAGAAATGATATTCGTCCTGATAAGAAATGGCCTGCCAACGGCGTAACATACATGAATGTCAATGATCAGAACGGAAACTGCAGCAGAAACTTCAAAGGTTTTACTACTTCAGTAGAGAAGTCCAATCCTGGCTTTGCAGTTCAGTGGGGAGACCAGTTCGCTGCTTGCTTCAAAAACAAACTGATAGGCGGGATCTTTCGGGAGGAGCTTGGATTCTACAATGGAAAAGAAACTCACCAGAGAAAGATCGCATGGTTCTGTGCAAATGAAAAGGTCGAAACCGCAACGGTTCCTGAATCGGTCGAGACAAAAGAACATAAGTCATGGCGTGAATCTGGCGGATTAACGTCCGCGCCTGCAGATAAGGAAGGATTCATGAATATTCCGGACAATATCGATGATGAAGAGCTTCCTTTTAATTAATGGTGGTGATCTGATTGATTGTGAACGTTGATACTCGTGAACGTGCCAGCGAGTGGAACAGGATACAGAAGCAGTTTGACAAGCTTGGGGTGCAGTATTTTCGCAACAAGATGTATGTCGGTGACTATATGTCATTGGACAATGCTCGATTTGTTATTGACAGAAAGAAAGACCTTCAGGAAGTCTGTGGAAATGTCTGCCAGCAGCACGAACGATTCAAGAAGGAATTGATCAGAGCAATGGATGCCGGTATTCAGATCGTGTTTCTGATTGAGCACGGTCCTGATGTGCAATCTCTTGAAGATGTGTTCTTTTGGCAGAATCCACGAAAACACGAGATCAGGTGGCGAATTAATAAAGTGACCGGACAAAAGGAAAAATACTTTGTATCACCGAAGGCCGTTGACGGGAAGCAGCTTTACAAAAGTCTTTGTACCATACAAGAGCGTTATGGAGCAAGATTTGAGTTTTGCACGAAAGACCAGACAGGCAGAAGAATTATGGAGATATTGCAAGATGGAGAAACCCAAAGGTTATGAAGATGTCATTTCAGCAAAGAAAAAGCTAAAGAGATACGAGGTCTACATAAATGACATGCTTTATGGAGAAACGACGGCAGTATCTCCGGAAAAAGCCGCGAATAATATTCGATGGCAAATATATCAGGAGAGTTCTGGATGGTGGGATGTTCCGCCGATAGAAGCATTTGACTGCATAGAGATATGACGAAAGATGAAATCAAACAGACATATAGCATGATGGATATAGTCGGAAGATACGGATTAAGGCCGAACAGAGAAGGTTTTATTTGCTGTCCGTTCCATAAAGAAAAAACCGCTTCATTCAAAATATACAAAGATAGCTTCTACTGCTTCGGATGTGGCGAGTCAGGCGACATCTTCAAGTTTGTCATGCTGATGGATGGAGTTTCATTCAAAGATGCTTTTATTCGTCTTGGCGGTCATTATGATCATGCAGAATCAAAAAATGACGCACGGCACAGAAGAAGGGATATTCTGATTGCCGAACAAAAACGTCGAAAAGAGTGGTCCAGGCTCTTACAAATGCAACAGGATATTTTGTACTATGGCCAGATAATGGACGAATACAGGGAATGCATGGCGGCTTACAATCCGTTATCTGACCAGTGGTGTGAATGCATGGAAGGTTATCTGAAAGCAATGCGACAATATGATTATCTAAGGGAGGAGGTGAGCAAGAACGGCAAATAGTATCAAAGACTTAACGCAAGAACAGCTTACCTCTTCCGGATTCTATTTAAAGCTATATGAGAGCGAATCATTCAGGGATCCGATTACACGAGGCACTTTGACTTTTCAGCTACTGGAAAGGGCAAAAGAACTTCATGTGAGAACTCATGTAGACAAGCAAATCAAAGCACTTGAAAAGAAACTCCACGAAGAAGAACGAACAACAAAGAAGTCAATACAAGGCGTCGAAGGCATTACAAATTTTGAAGAGGATTCATTAGGAAATAGATATGACAATCTGTTCTGCGGAAGCTGGATAGCGACTGAAGACGGAATACAGTCACAGGAATCCAGCAGGGCGAATCAGGTAGCATGTTATCATCCGATTCTTCCGATCAGGAGAATGAGTAATGTCGAAACCGGAGAAGAACAAATAACAATAGCATTCAAGAGACGAAATGGCGGAGCTGGTGTCTGGAATGAAATCACTGTACCGAAAGACATGATTGCCAATGCCAGGACAATAACAAGCCTGTCCAAATATGGAATCTCTGTTACATCGGAGACCGCAAAGCTGTTAGTCAGATACCTGGCTGATGTCGAGAATTACAACGATGACAAAATATCACTCGTCCAGTCTTCATCTAAGCTTGGATGGCACAGGGATAAAAACAAGGATAAAATTTTCCTGCCATATGACAATACGATCAGTTTTGATGCAGGTCTTAGATTTCCTCAGATATTTAACGCAGTAACCAGTAACGGGTCATGCGACGTGTGGATGGATCACATTAAACGGATCCGGTCAGCTCCTTTCGTAGAACCTCGAATAGCATTGGCTGCGTCTTTTTCCAGCGTGATCATAAAATTCCTTAACATAGCATCCGTAATCGTTGACTTCTGGGGCACGACAGAAGCAGGAAAGACTGTAATGCTGATGGTTGCGGCTTCGGTCTGGGCCTGCCCTGATGAAGGCCAGTATATCGGTGACTTTATGACAACGGACGCCGAACTGGAAGTCAGAAGCGATATGTTGAATAATCTTCCGCTCATTCTGGACGATACGGCAAAGATGAAGAAGAACATAAGGGACAACATTGAACAGGTTATCTACAATCTGGCATCCGGAAGCGGGAAGAAGAGGTCAAACAAGGATCTCGGTTCTGAAAGAGTACGCACCTGGAAGAACACAATCATCGTAAATGGAGAGCGACCATTGAATAGCTTTGTTGAGCAAGGCGGTGCGATTAACAGAATCATCGAAGTTGGTCTGACAAGCGAAAAACTGTTCAGCTCACCGTCTGAAACAGCAGAAATCGTCAGAGCAAATTACGGATTCGCGGGAAGGATGTTTGTTGAAGAAATAAAAAAACTCGATAGCACACAGCAGATCAAGCGAATCCATGACAAATACTGTGAATGCCTCAAGACAGAGAACACGATGCAGAAGCAGGTCATTTCGATGGCTGCCATACTCACGGCTGACGAGCTTGTTACAGAGCATATCTTTAAGGACGGGAAGGCTTTAAGTGTTGATGAAGTAAAGAAATACCTGACAGATAAACAGTTCGTATCAGAAGGAAATCGGTGCTACGAGTATCTGATGGGCGTGTATAACGAAAAAGGGCAACATTTCGACCCACAGTATGACAACATTGATCAGTGGGGAGAAGTTGAGCGTTGCGGTGAAGACAGATACATCAATTTCTTTGTTAACCAGTTCAACGAACTTGTAAAAGCCGGTGGTTTTTCGAGAAAAGCATTCACATCGTGGGCAAAGCGCGAAGGGCTTCTCCGATGGAACACATCGAATGATAGGGATGTTTATCAGACAAGAGTGAAAGATATTGAAGGTAAGGTCCTTATGAATCAACCTCAAAAGAGATTTATATCGGTCAAAATAGTGTCCGATCTGGATGAATATGAAGCGAACAAACATCTTTTTGATTAGAAAAATGGGTAACACGGGTAACAGACCGAGTCCGCAAACCCGCATAAATAAAGGATTTTTGAATTCTGTTACCCTGTTACCCTGTTACCCGTAGTTTTACACCTATATATGAAAAAAA